CAGAAAGATAAGCATAGTGAGGACTGACAACAGCACTCCAAAGAAGTGTATCCACCGCATCACCATTATCCCATATTGTACCAAGGAGGAAGCTTTCTCGCCCCAATAACTCGGTAAAAACCAAGGGATCTTTCTCTTCAACCCCAGCAACAGCGCTAGATACCGTAACCTCATTCTTAGGGTCCAAAGACAATTTATCAATGGGCATCCTAGTTTCAGAATTGGCAAAAGCGTGAAACGATTTGTTCTGCATCGGCATAACATCGTCTATCACTGGAGGGTTGGAATACCCAAAAAGGCGGGCAACTCCTGAGACCATACTCGCACCCATCTCAGTCGCCTTAGCGAAGGGCCCGATCACCGGTACGTCCACCAGGCGGGAAGCTACACTAGCCACCGCACTGGCCGGACCGGAAATCGTTCCAGAGTTCGACTCATACTCATCGGATTGCAAAGCACCGATAGTTGTTGGTCCCATGACGGTAACATCCTCCGCCCACGCATACACGGTGATGGTGGCGGCGGACGTAGCGCCATTTGCGGATTTCAAATTCGCATACTCAAACAGATTGACCTGTCCCATGTTCGTGAACTGTGCTAGTTCTGTAACCTCTAACCAATTGTGGGGCCAGAGAAATGGTAAAACCATCTCCGCTGTATCCATTGTGGCTGGTTCAATCCAGACCCCGGGGGTCTGCGAAGCAGGGATCAGATCTCCCACCGCAACATAAGCATTACGCTCATCGTTGAGTGGGAAGTAACAAGCTCGAAGCGACCCGTAATGAAACGGAGAAGCATTGATTAAAAACTTCAAGTGCAATCGACATTTGATTTTGCCGAAATTCTGAAGCTTGTTCTTGATCTGGGGAGTGTTGAAATATAAATTCCACGGTTTGAAGGTTTGTAGGAACCCTCCACCTTGTGCCCAGGAGTATGTCGCGATTCGGACAGGACGTTGCAAAAAATTCCCTAAGGAAGCTGTGCTATCACTGTCTTGGTCGTAATTACCCTGGGCCAGAGTGCCATCGTCTACTAGCTCGGACATGCCGGCATCATGGAAGACGAGGTTCTCTGCAGCCACCTTTCGAACGGCTCCATCTGTGCTAGTCACATCAATGACTTCATCAGACTGGACCATTTCACGACGGTGTCGAGCACGAGCTCGTTTCCGCCATCGAGGTGGCATTTTACATGCTTTCACATGTTGGTCCCCCACCGGGGACTCTGTGAGATTTTGCCATTCTTGTTCGCTAGCGTCTCGGGCAATGGCAGCCACCCGAGGCACATTCTCGCGAATGTTTGTTTGTTGTGTATTAGTAGGTAGGTTGAAACTCAATGAACACGCGTATACCCAATGCGCATTCTGAGGGTTGACATTTGTGGACTAGCAGCACATCTGTAAATACAGACTTCGGGGGAACGCCCCATGCGAGTCTCGCCGAGATCCCTAACAGTATGATAAATGTCAATTACACACTGCTGGTAACTATCTCGTTACGCCTACATTTTGGTTTTTCCAAAAGGAGGGACCTTATAGGTTAGGCCCCATGGTGTGCGCACCTAAGCTGCGCACTGCTGGCAACGTCCATCCTCGCTGTAGTCCTTACTACTCTCGAGGTAACGCTGTACTAAAGCATCATACGATTGAAACCCACCGAAGTAGGGTGTCAATTCACACTGCTCAATGACCTTCTCAAATACCGCCTTCCGTTCCTCAAAACGCGAACGACCGTAATAGAAGTACTCACGCAAAGCACCATCCAAGGAATCCACCGCCAACTTCTCGTTGCACACGGTGTCTGAAGGAAGGTGGTACAAAAGCCCCTTCTCGATGGAATCATGTTCCAAACGAGCGACAAAAGAACCAACATCGGCATTATACACCCAGGCGCGTTTCAAAAACGTAATGTCCTGGATATCCACGAACGGGATGCTTTCTGATTCTTTGTCAGGCATGGTGTACACCACTCCAATCTTGGCTAATTCTCTCTGAATCACGCCATGATCAAAGTTTTCCACCAACGGACTCACACCCATGGCATTATCATCACCATAAGTGATGAGTGCGCAGTAGTCACGAAACTTAGTAAGCTCGTGATCACTTTGCCGCCACGCATACCGCACATACAAACTGTTAGCAATACAGTTAATAATGACGGTCAGGATGTGTCCCGAAG